ACTCTTGTTTGCCTAAGGAAAACAGTTGGGACATTGATGACAATCACTTCAAGAGGTGGGACTGGGTGTTAGATGAATTGATATGGGCATTTGGTGAACTAGCTGATGACAATTCAACTGAGAAGTTTTATGATCATTCTGCTGTGGATAAGAAGGCAGGACTAGAGGAACAGATTGGTAAGATTAAAGTTGATTGGCAGGGGTTGGAGATACATGAAGAGCGAATGAAAAAAGCTTTCATGTTGTTTGGTAAATATTACAGAGGATTGTGGGACTGACATGGAACTAAATCAAATGGAACAAGAGGCGGTTGTTGTTGCACAGTTGGAATTTATACTCAGGTGGGAAAGCAGTTTGCCTGAGGCAATTCAAGACACTGAGCTTATTAAAGCAACTATGAGAGTGCTTAAAGAGTTTGAGATCTTAAAGAAGGAGGATGACAAATGAGTGCATGGCTTATTGCTGTAGTGGGTGTGGTGTATACAGTGGTGGCAATAGACTTGCTGCTCAAGGGCAGCACTGGGCTAGGCATAGCCTTTGTTGGTTATGCACTGGGTAATGTTGGTTTGTATATGGAGGCTGCAAAATGAACAAAGAAGACATCATTCGTAAGGCAAAACAAGAAGATGAAATTGAAATAGTAGACTTTATAAAGTTGGCTATCTTGCAAGAGCGTGAGGCGTGTGCATTTGATGCTGAGTGGTGCATACAAAACCATCTTGAACACCACATACCTGAACGCATTAGAGCAAGGGGAAACACATGAAGGAAGCTTTACAACGAGCCTTAGATGCATTGGGTCCAACTCCTCCAGAGTGCTGTGGCTGTGAGGCAGAGTGGCAGATTGCAATTGATGCAATTAAAGAGGGCTTGCGTGAACATGCACTGGGTGAAGTTCAAAGGTTTGGGGAAGAGATGGAAGAAACTGGAGCTGCCATTAAAGCCGAGCGTGAAGCATGTGCAAACCTGCGTAAAGAAGTGGCACTGCTAGGTAAACAATCAGCAGAATATGAAGAGGGTTTCTGGGAAGGCTTAGAGAAGTACGAAGAATTAATAAGAGCAAGGGGCAAGCATGACACACGATGAAGTTGTTGACATGAAAGACTTTAATGAATGGTGGGATAGTGACATCCCTATAACTAGTCCATTTAGAAAAGGTAGTCCTGCATACTGGGCATGGGCGGCATGGCAAGCTGCCTTGCGTGAACATGCTATGTCTGAAGTGCAAAGGCTTGGGCAAGAGATTCAGTCAGAGCAAGAGCCTGTGGCTTGGATAAGTGCAGTAGAACTGATGGTGATGCGTGGTCATGCACTGGCAGGTGCGAAAGAATGGCGAGTTAACGTAGGGCTTGTTGAAGAAGAAGGCGATGTGCCTTTATACATAGGAAAATAAAATGAAACTACACGAACTAGAAGACCTCATCATGGCAGCATGGATAACTAAAGAGGACATTGATTCCATCCTATGGGTGTTAATGGACAGAGAGAAACAAGCAACAGAAGATGAGCTTGCCAATTTATTAATTGGACTACACAGCTTGCACGATGCTAGAATGACAAAGCTATTTAGTGGATACGAACAAGTATTAAAGACCAACAAAGTAACTTACAAGGGCTATGACATTCTTAAAAACCCATCTACCCTGTGAGACATGTGGCAGTAGTGATGGCTTGTCCATCAACGATGACATGTCCACCAAATGTTTTGTATGTAATACATACATTCCCTCAATGAACAAAGAAAGACTTGAAGTGATTGATGTTGATACAGAAACGAAAGACACAAGTTCTTTCGTTAAAGACTACAACGAAGGTGTTAGTGTGTCTGTTTCAGACAGACGCATTAACAAAGCCACAATGGAACGCTATGGTGTTGTTCGCAGTGGTGGCTATTACTACTTCCCCTATTACGATAGCAACACCCAACTGGTGGCAGCTAAGCGTAGAGAGGTGAAGGATAAGAAGTTCACGACAGTGGGTGGGTGGAGCAAGGGTACGCTGTTTGGACAGAACCTATACCCATCCAATGGCAAGTACCTCACCATCACCGAAGGTGAGTTTGATGCACTGGCTGCATACCAATTGACAGGTAGCAAGTACCCTGTGGTGTCTATACGCACAGGTGCAGGTAGTGCATTGAAGGATGCTAAAGCAAACTACGAATACATCAACAGCTTTGAAACTGTGGTGTTGTGCTTTGATGGTGATGAGGCAGGACAGAAGGCAGCAAAGGAAGTCGCTGAATTGTTTGGCAGCAAGTGCAAGATATTCAAACCTGATCCCTCATACAAGGATGCATGTGAGTGGCTTGCTGAAAGCAAAGAAGCTGCATTCGTAGCCCGTTGGTGGGCAGCAGAGCCATTCATACCTGACGGTATTGTTAGTGGCACTGGGTTGTGGGAGTTGGTATCTAAACCAATGGAAGCAGCAGACTGTTTCTATCCTTGGAAGGGACTGAATGATATTACCTATGGCATTAGAGCAGGTGAGCTAGTCACATTCACGGCAGGTAGTGGACTAGGTAAGAGTCAAACCCTAAGGGAAATTGTTTGGCATCTGCTACAGAATAGCAGTGATAACATTGGCTTGATGTTCTTGGAAGAGAGTGTGAGAAAGACTAGCCTGTCTATGATGAGCCTTGCTGCTGATCTGCCTATGCACTTACCTACAACTATGGTGTCTGACACCATACGCAAGGACGCATTCGAGAAGACCTTAGGCACTGGGCGTTTGTTCTTCTTTGATCACTTCGGAAGTACAGCCATCGAGAACATTGTCAATCGTGTGAAGTACATGGCTAAGGGACTAGGCTGTAAGTATGTCTTCTTAGATCACCTAAGCATCATCGTATCCAGTCAGGACAATGGTGATGAACGCAAGGCCATTGATGAAATTATGACCAAGCTTCGCATGCTTGTGCAGGAAACTAATATTGCTCTCATCATTGTTAGCCACCTCAAGCGTCCATCAGACAAGGGACATGAGGAAGGTGCAACCACTAGCCTAGCTCAGCTACGAGGCAGTGCTGCCATTGCACAGCTAAGTGACATGGTGGTATCGCTAGAGAGGAATGGACAGGCTGATGATCCTATTGAGCGTAACACCACCAAGGTAAGGGTGTTGAAGAACCGCTACAGTGGACAGACTGGTCCTGCTTGCAGCTTGCTTTATAACAAAGACACTGGCAGAATGTTTGAGATAGCAGATACTATGGAGGGAATGATGCTATGAAACAATGGGATGATCTTGATGATTCCATCATTGGACAAGCTTCCATATGGAATGGTAATAAGAGAGTGGAGGTCTTAGTCTACGATGCTGACAAGATGATTAAAGTATTTGTGGACAGAGATGGTATGTCTGAAGAGGAAGCCAATGAATACATCCTCTTCAACATTGAAGGTGCATACATAGGAGAGGACACACCTGTACTGGTGTGGCAAAGATATGACGAGTGATGGTGGTAAGGGACACACTCAACGTCCCAAGTCAATAGCTGATGAGGAGTGGGCTACCAGATGGAATGCCATCTTTGGTAAAGATTCATTAGAAGATTACAAACAGTCGGTAGATGTTAACAATCTCCGACAAAATGATAAGGACAAGGACAATGATCTTCTTAGACATAGAGACAAACCTGAAACATGACACCATATGGTTGTGTGTAACCAAGCACAACACCACTGGTGAGGTGAGACACTGGCGGGAAGCCGACAGTTTGCAAAGTTATTTAGATGGTGAGCAAGTGGTGGGCCACAACATCATTGGCTTTGATGCTCCCATCCTGAAGAAGGTATGGGGTGTTGGCATTCCTGACAACAGTCTTGTAGATACATTGGTAATGTCACGGCTGTACAAACCTGACATTGACATTGTTATTCCTGAGCAGGGCAAAGCCCCTACTCCTCATAGCCTAGAGGCATGGGGCTATCGCTTAGGTAGTCACAAGATTGGTTTCACTGACTTCGACAGTGGGTGGACACAAGAGATGGCTACTTATTGTGAACAAGATGTTCAACTTTTAGAAAAACTGTACAACTTTCTGACAGTAACCATGACGAAAGAAGGGTTTTCCCAGCAAAGCATTCAGCTTGAGCATGAGGTTGCCATCATCTGCCGTGGCATGGAAGACAATGGCTTCATGCTAGATATGCCTAAGGCTATGGCGTTGCATGCCATACTGAGTGGACGCATGTCTGACATTGAAGAGGAGATGCAGAAGGTGTTTCTCCCTATCGTTGAGCAGCGTTTCTCTGAGAAGACAGGCAAGCAGCTTAAGGATAAGGTAACCATCTTTAATGTTGGAAGCAGACAACAGATTGGTGACAGGCTTATTAAGCTAGGATGGAAGCCAACTAAGATGACCCCAACAGGTCAACCGATAGTGGATGAAACCACCTTGAAAGATGTTGTGTTTCCAGAGGCACAAATAATTGCTGAATACTTAATGATTCAAAAGCGTGTATCTCAGATAAGTAGTTGGCTTGAACTGGTGGGTGATGATGGTAGGGTGCATGGTAGGGTTACTACTAATGGTGCTGTCACTGGTAGAGCTACACACAGTAGTCCTAACATGGCACAGATCCCTGCAGTAGGTGGTCCATATGGTGCTGAGTGTAGAGAAGTGTGGACAGTGCCTAAGGGATATAAGCAGGTGGGTGTTGACCTATCAGGCATTGAGCTACGCTGCTTAGGTCACTACCTGAATGACCAAGAGTGGATGACTGAGTTGCTTAAGGGTGACATCCACTGGTTCAATGCACAGAGTTTTGGCTTAGTTGACAAAGGCACTGTGAAGGACGATAACAATCCTGAGCATAAGAAGGCTAGGAATGTTACAAAGACACTCACCTATGGTGTGTTGTATGGAGCAGGTGCAGCCAAGGCGGGTAGCATCGTAGGTGGTAATAGCAGCAAAGGCAAGAAACTTATTGATAGCTTTATCAATAACACACCCGGCCTTTCTGCCTTGAAGAAGAAGATATCTAGGCTGATGGCTAAGGGACATCTCCCTGCCTTAGATGGTAGGAGAGTGTGGGTTAGATCAGAGCATGCAGCATTGAACACATTGCTGCAAAGTGCAGGTGCTATCATTGCTAAACAATGGCTTGTTGAATCAACAAAGCTGTTGCAAGAGAAGGGAATAAATGCTAAACTGTTAGCGTTTGTTCATGACGAAACACAATGGGAAGTTAGAGAAGATCAGGCAGAGGAAGCAGCTAGACTCATAGAGCAAGCAGCAACCAAGGCAGGTGAAGCTTTAGGTTTCCGGTGTCCGGTTGATGCCGAAGGTAAGGTTGGTAACAACTGGCGTGAGTGCCACTAAGGAGATAGATATGTATGAGACTAAAGGTGTTATCAACCCTGATCCTTGGAAACATAGATTAGATGGTATGAGATGCAAAACTTGTATCTGGTTTGTTCCTAAAACAAACCAACTACTCGGAGATGCTAGTGAGATTGGACGCTGCCGTAGGCATGCCCCTACAATGGGAGGTTATCCAGTGGTATATGTTACCGACTGGTGTGGTGATCATCGGTTAGACGAAAACAAAGTTTAACTATGGCGGTTGTGGGGCTGCCGTTCAGCCCGTTTTTATATTGGAGAATATTATGAGTGAAGAAAAGAAAGCGATTAAGCTGAAGGCTGATTTGTTCTGGTGTCAGCACAACAAGGTGAATGACATGTCCGGTAAGTTCCAGTTGAACTTATGCAACCTGTCTGATGCTGCTGTTGAAGCACTGGAAGAGATGGGCATCAGTGTCCAGACTGGTGAAGAGAAGAAGGCTGACATGGGCAGGTACATCACTTGCAAATCAGAGAAGCCTATCCGTGTCTTTAATACGGACAATGATGAGATTACCGAAGCTATCGGTAATGGTAGCAAGGGCAAAGCTCTTGTGTCTTCCTACTCTTGGACATACAAGAACAAGAAAGGTGTTAGCCCTTCATTGAAGAAGCTGGTTGTCACTGACTTCGTTGAGTATGCAGGAGCAGCAGGTATCAGCGCAGACGATGAGGATGTGCTGTAAATGAAAGCCCTGTTCGATAGCGACATCTTCGCTTATCGAGCAGCATCAGCATGTGAGGACGAAGACGAAGCAACGGCACAGCGTACACTGGATCGTT